TTTGGAGCTTACGATAAAGACTCAGGGCGTAGGTTGATTACTGAATGGTTTATCCTAATTCCAAAGAAAAACGCTAAATCTACGATAGCTGCTGGCATTATGATGACGGCTCTAATCTTAAATTGGCGGCAGTCTGGAGAATTTACGGTAATCGCGCCAACGATTGAAGTAGCTGGTAATGCATTTAGCCCTGCCCGTGACATGGCTATGAAAGATGATGAGCTTGAAGACTTGATGCATGTACAGTCTCACGTTAGGACGATTACACATCGTGGCACTAACGCAACGCTCAAAGTCGTGGCTGCTGATAGCAATACAGTCTCAGGTAAAAAGTCAATCGGTACGCTAATCGAAGAATTATGGCTATTTGGTAAACAATCCAGCGCGGAAGCTATGTTTCGTGAGGCCATTGGTGGGCTAGCTTCACGCCCTGAAGGTTTTGTAATCTATGTGACAACTCAGTCTGATGACCCGCCGGCTGGCGTTTTTAAGCAAAAGCTGCAATATGCCCGTGATGTGCGAGACGGTAAGATCATAGATAAAGGATTTGTCCCGATAATCTTTGAACACCCAGACGATATGGTTGCGTCTGGCGAACATTTGAAGGTTGAAAACCTAGCAATGGTTAACCCAAATCTAGGGTTTTCAGTTGACAATAAGTTTTTAGAGCGCGAGTTCAAGAAGGCTGAAATGGAGGGTGGCGATTCTTTTCGAGGTTTTCTCGCAAAGCATGGCAATGTCGAAATCGGATTAAACCTACGCTCTGACCGATGGGCAGGTGCTGACTTTTGGGAGCAACAAGGCAAAGTCAAAGGATTGACGCTAGTCCAATTACTAGACCGATCCGAGGTTGTCGATATTGGTATTGACGGCGGTGGCCTTGATGATTTATTAGGTTTAGCCGTATGCGGTAGAGATAAAATCACCCGTGAATGGTTACTTTGGACGCATGCATGGGCGCACCCTTCAGTATTGGAGCGTAGGAAATCAGAGGCCGCACGGTTCAAAGATTTTGAAAAAGACGGCGATTTGACGATTGTGCGTACAATTGGCGATGATGTTGCAGATGTTGCAGATATATGCGCACAATGTTATGATGCGGGCATTCTTGATAGAATAGGCGCTGACCCTGCTGGATTAGGTGGCATTTTAGAGGCATTAGTTTCCGCTGAAATCCCCGAAGATAAGGTTATCGGTATCTCTCAGGGCTGGAAAATGTCAGGTGTGATTAAAACTGCAGAACGTAAACTTGCAGAAGGAGTTTTAATCCACGGTGGTCAACCAATGATGAATTGGTGCGTAGGAAACGCAAAGATTGAGCCTAGAGGTAACGCTGTAATAATTACTAAGCAAGCTGCTGGAACTGCAAAAATTGATCCTTTAATGGCTGCATTTAATGCAATTACTTTAATGTCGTTAAACCCAGATGCTTGCGGTAGAATTGATGAATTTATAAACAACCCAGTTATAGGGAGCTTCTAAAAAATGATTTATGATGAGCTTCTGCCGCATTTTTATAAAGTTGAAATGCTTTTTCAGGCGTTAATGCAAACCCAAGATGCTTATTAATCCCATTTATGAGTAATCTAGCGCGCCATTTTTTAGCATCTTTGTCCCAGCTTACGCCCTTGAGGCCGGATTTGCTATTTGTAAATACCGCTCGGTTTTGCATGTTTTGCGCTTTTGTTGCACATCTAAGATTTACCCATCTGTTATCAGATCTATTCATATTTTTATGGTCAATTTCCAGTCCTTTTTCTGGGAACTCCCCCATCATGTATAGCCATGCAAGCCTGTGGGCGCGGTAACTTTTATATTTAATTTTAAGTCTAATATACCCATCACCTATGCTACCTGCTACTGATCCTATCTTGATGCACTTTGCAGTGGATTTAATCCAAGTAAAAATACCTGTATTGGAATCGTAATGGACGAATTCTTTAAGCTCAGATTGAGTAAGCATAATTTATGTTCTCTAAAAACAACCCTTAAAAGTTGTGGAAGTGTCAGGGTTAGAGGTGACACTTTTCGCGCTGCAGGCGCTATCCACATTGATATTATAGTCCAACGTGCTAAAATATCAAAAATGGGCAAAAAATAATTATGGCATCATTCTTTTCTAGCATGCGCACGTGGTGGGGTAGTAGTGCTACATCCAACACCACTGGATCACAAAATACCGCGCCCGTAGCATCGTTAGTACCCGATACGCCCGTTCTTGGCGAAGACGCTGTACTACAATTATCCGCAGTTTGGGCATGTGTTGACCGTAGAGCTACTGCCATTGCATCACTACCGTGCTTTGTTTATGAAAATAAAGATGGTAAGCGTGAATTGGCGCGAGATAACCGACTTTATACTTTGTTGCACGACAGCCCAAATAGCAGAATGACACCATTCGATTTTTGGCGTACTCTTGTAATGAATCACGACATTCGCGGGTGTGGATATGCTCGTATTGATAGAGACTCAAAGGGCGAAGCTGTAGCAATGTGGCCTATGCCTGCTAGCCAAGTAAGCGCCTCAGTCCTTGAAGACGGCTCTATGGTTTATGAGTACAGAATCGGTAACGATTTGATGGTTCTCGCAGAATCGAGCGTTATGGTTGTCAAAGGGCTTGGAAATGGCACGACTGGCCTTGATAAACTCTCATTTATGCGTTCGTCAACCAACGAAATGGCAAAAGCGCAGGAGCATGCGGCCACTGTTTTTGGTAATGGTGGCAAACCCGCTGGTGTTTTGATGCTGGATAGCGTTTTAAAGCCAGATCAACGGGTGGCAATACAAAAGACATTTGACGGCATGGTATCGGGTAAAGCTTCAAAGCTCTACGTTTTAGAAGCAGATATGAAGTATCAGCAACTTTCTATGACCCCGCAAGATCAACAATTGCTGGAAACTCGCAAGTTTGGCATTGAAGAGATTTGTCGTTGGTTTGATGTTCCACCCGTGTTGATTCACCATTCAAACGTGACAACGTGGGGAAGTGGCATTTATGAAATTAAAGACGGTTTCCATACTTTAGCTATGAGACCGCTCACGATTAACATTGAACAAGCTATCCGTAAACATGTCATGACTCCGCGACAACGGGCTACTTTAACGGCTGAATTTAGTTATGATGCTATGCTTAGAGGTGACCCTGATAAGCGCTCACAAATCATTGCTAGACAGGTTCAAAACGGTTTAAAGACTCGGAATGAGGCTAGACAGCTCGAAAACGATCCACCAGTTGCAGGCGGGGACGTTATTACCGTACAATCTAACCTATTACCCATTGGAATGCTCGGTTCTACTGTAAGTTCGGGCGGTAGTGGTGATTCAATTGCACAGTGAAAGGCATTAAATGATTGTCACAAAAACGCTTAAATTAGACGATGTTTCCCTCAAAATGGACGGTGAAACGGGTAAATTCTCAGGTTATGCCTCTGTTTTTGGTGGCGTAGACTCTTATGGTGACACTATCGTAAAGGGTGCATTCGCTCACACGATTAAAACCATGCCTAAAATGTTTTTCCAGCACCAATGGGACATGCCCATTGGTAAGTGGACTAAAGCCATCGAAGACAATCACGGCCTATTTGTAGAGGGCGAGTTAACCCCTGATTTAGATTTGGCAAAGAATGTACGCGCTGCATTGAAGCATGGAACATTAGACGGTTTATCAATCGGTGGTTACCTTAAAAAAGGCGACTTTGAGGAAACTAAAGAAGGCCGCTTGATTCATAAGTGGTCAGAATTGACCGAGGTTAGCCCAGTCGTATTCCCTGCTGACAGTTCCGCACGGATTAACCTATCAAGTGTAAAAAGTATTGATTTTGAAGCTCTGTTGCCTGAGTGCAAAACAGAGCGAGACATTGAAAAGCTACTGCGGGATGCGGGGCTTGGAAAATGGGAGGCAATGGCGATTGTTTCTCGCGCAAAAGCTATTCTTGTAGGGCGGGATGCTCTTGAGAATGACGAAGCGAAAACGCAAGCTCTAATCCTAGAGCGATTGAACAAGCTGGCAACAGCTTAACCCGCAACCCTGACATAAAAAAGGAAAACTCCATGTCTGAAGCAATCTTGAAATTACTTGATTCTGTTGAATCTAAATTGAACACCATCTCTACCAAAGCAGAGGGCGAAATAGCTACTCTCGGTAAAGTATCTGCTGATACCAAAGCTGCTATCGAAACTATCGGTATCGAACAGCGTACACTGGCTGACCGCTTGCTGGCAATCGAGCAAAAAGGCTCATCCATGCCTGAAGCCAAAGCAGACGAAAGCTACGGTGCTCAATTCGTAAAAAGCTCAGGTTATGAAACCCTGATGAAAAATGGCGCAAAAGGCCGCGCTAATGTCGAATTGAAAAACACAGTTACCAACGCAATTGGCAACACCTACAGCGAACGCCGCCCCGGTATCGTTGAAGGCGCTTTCCGTGTGTTTACGATTGAAGACTTGTTAACCGCTATCCCTACAAGCTCTAACGCGATTGACTGGGTTAAAGAAAACGTGTTCACCAATGCAGCCGCTGAAACTGCCGAGGGCACTGCAAAGCCTCAATCCAGCATCACATTTAGTACAGGCACTATGCCAGTATCAACCGTGGCGCATTGGATCAAAATCACACGTCAATTGGCGATGGACAATGCAGCCTTGGCAGCATACATCAACCGCCGCATGGTTTACGGTGTGAATTTGCGCGTAGAGGCTCAATTGGTAGCTGGTAACGGTACTGCCCCTAATTTGTCAGGTTTGACAAACACTGGCAACTTTACCGCTCACGGCTATACTGCTGCATCTTTGACCGGCGCTGGCTTGTTGAATAACCGTTTTGACCTTATCGGCAAAATGATTGGCGATGCTGCATTGGCTGACTACCCTGCTGATGCTATCGTTATGAATACCGCTGACTGGTGGACAATGCGCCTGTCGAAAGACTCTCAAGGCCGTTATTTGCTGGGTGACCCGGGCATGAGCGTACCTCCAACTCTCTACGGTTTGCCAGTTGTTGCATCTAATGCAATGACCGCTGACACTGTGTTGGTTGGTAGTTTGTCTCAAGCTGCTACCTTGCACAATCGCGAAGGCATTGTTGTTGATATGTCAGATTCTGACGAAAACAACTTCCAGTTGAACTTGATTACCTTGCGTGCAGAGCGTCGTTTGGCTTTGACCGTTGAAAAGCCAGCGGCTATCCGCTTCGGCGATTTAACGCCAAGTTGATTTAATAAAACCTTAACGATGTATCTAGGGCATGCAACCCGAAAAGCAGGTTTCCTGACCTGCCTGATACATCAACTAATTCAGGGTGTTTTGCAGGGAATTCACAATGTTAGAAAAAGTAAATGCACGCTATGTTTATGACAAGGAAACTGGGTTAATAACAAGGAAGGTTGATTTTGGGACAAGGTGGAAAGCTGGTCAAATTTGTGGCTCAAAAACGCATCAAGGCTATATTGAATTAAAGATTGATGGCAAAATGTACGGAGCGCACAGAATAGCTTGGATGCTTCACTACCAAACCGAACCGCCTGAGTTTGTTGACCATAAAGACAGAGACGGAACTAATAACCGCATTGATAATTTGAGAGCTGCTACAAAATCGCAAAACGGTGCAAATAGAACAGCTTTAGCAAATAATACATACGGGTTTAAGGGGTGTTATCGTGTTGGTGATAAATGGCGCGTGCAATGCAGGGTGGATAAGAAATTATTTAACCTTGGTTATTTTGAAGACATTGAGAATGCTCGAAAAGCATACAACAAATTTGCAGCTAGCAAGTTTGGTGAATTCTCGGTAAACTCATAAAAGAAAGGTTACTATGCTAGTAAGAATTAAAGGTACTGTGATTACTTCACAATACGGCGCATTGTCAGACGGCACTTTGTTGCGAACAAATGACGCATTCGCAAAACACCTAGTCGAAGATGCATTTGCTGCTGAATATGTGGTAAACAAAGAAGAGCCACTAGCAGTAGTCGAACCAGTCGAACCAACTGAGAAAAAACGCGGTCGCCCCGCTAAGGAATAAACATGGCAGCATACAATAAATTTAATGATTTTTCTGAGCAATTTGCGCGTGGCGTAC